TCAATTAGGTGATGTTTTGTAGGCGTCAAGGTTGCGTTGCGGAATGCCGTGAGGGCCGGTAGGGCTTTTGCGTTCTTTGTACGGGCGGAATTCCGGGTTTGCTTTGAGCCATGCCAGGGCGTCTTTAATCAGGATGCGGCCGCCTGGGAACGGGCAGCCCCATTTTTTCATTGCGGAGGTGAAAGCCATGGTAACTCCAAGCGCGGCGGCAAGCTGGGTCTGGTTAAGCAGGCGCGGGGAGTTGCTCGGCAAGTTGCGGAGTTCTTCTTTTTCTTTTTGGGTCATTGGTATGTGGGTGGTTAGAGGTGGATGATATAAGGAGTGATGGCCGTGCAGGGGAGGCCGTGGCGTTTGATGTGGGCGGCGTAGGGTGATGTTGGGATGTGGTAGCGGCAAAAGGTTCCGGATGTCCGGTGGGTTTGCAAGTAACAGGTTTCTCCGTCTGTTCCGGTTCGGCGGCTGATGATGCAGGCTCCTAAATTGAGGGGGGTGGCCGTTACGGTAGTGTCGGTAATATCCGGATCGGCGGCATTGATTTTGTAGTCAATTTCCTGTTCCGGTGCCCATAGCTGGCAGTTTCCGCAGCATTGGCAAGAGGTGAAGTTGTCTTCAATGTAACTTGTTTCCATTTTGTAAACATACATAATTTTTTAATGTAGAATGTTTTAGATGTTTTTTTTGAAGATGGTTTCTTTTAGGTTGGAGGCTGTTGAAATATTTGTTATTTATTTCCGAAATGAATTCTTCTGATATTGATTCTATTTGGGAAGTGGTGAAGGAAATAAAGGAGACTGTTGCCAGACTGGAGAAAAGAACATTGAGTTCTGCCCGTTGTGTCAGGGTGTGGGATAGAAGATTTGGTGTAGAGGTGCGGTTGAAAGAAGATGAATTGCTTTGTGTGCTTCCTGAAGTTTGTATAGGAAGCCGTGGTGTTAGGTTTGTGAGGTTGGTGACAACTCGTTCTATTTGGCCGAAGGATAAGGAACGCGATGCTGATTCCAGACATTGTGTGGCGGTGGAAGAAGGGATGACTCTTGATATGATTTTAAGAGGGAAGGCGGCTAAACCTTCTTTTTAACAGGAGTAAGTTGGGTCATAGGCGAGATATAGGAAGCCTTTTGTTTCGCATTTTGCAAGGATGAGCCGGGTGATGTAAGCACCTGCTGAATGTTCGTGCTCTTTCAGAAGGGAGGGTTGTATTTTCTCGAATCGAAGGACAGGTGTGTTTTTATAGTACATAGTGATGTTTTCTGATTTCTGGAGTTCGTGGTATTCTTTGCTGTCCTTGTCCAAAGTAACGAGGATGATGCGCTTGCCTGTGTAGGGAGCTAAGTCAAATTCCTGGAGGTTTGGCGTTTTGGTGGAGTGAGTGGCGTTATTCATGGCTGTTTCTTTTTTGTGTTCTGTACTCATATTTTTTTGATGGTTGGTTGTGGTTGAGGTTAGGCGGCGGGGCGGTTGAGGGTGGTGGTTTTTGATTTTGAATATTGGTCCAGGGCGTATGAAATGATTCCGTGGACCAGGTCTTTCACCGGGATGTGGATGTGTTCAGCAATGCCTTCCAATGCCTGGAAGTCTTCTTCCTTCAGCCGGATGATGAGGTTGGTTTGTAATGATGTCGTAGCCATGGTTTTTTGATTACAACAAAGTTGCTCATCAGTCAAAATATTTTTACTCAAAAGTTGTCATTCGGGAAAATTGTTTGACCGCTCATGCAATTTTGTTGTAGTGTCCGGGCATGGAAAAATTTAGAGATGAGCTGAAAAGTTGGATGAAAGAATCAGGAAAAAGCCGTGACTGGGTGGCTGAAAAATTGGGTGTTGGTAAAAGAACAGTAGATTCTTGGTTTTCCTATAAGCAGATTCCAGAAAAAAAGCAAAAGTTACTCCGGGAATTGATGGAGAAAGAGCAACAACCGAAGCAGGTTGAGATTAGTATGGATTTTACGCCGGAACAACTGGAAATGATCCGTCAGGCTGCGGCGTTGAGGGGGGAAACTCCCGGAGAATGGTGTGAGCGGGCGATTAAGGCCTTAACTGCTGTGTCCGTAGCCTTGAATGATTATCACCGGGTAGGTGGGAAGGGAGGATAAAAAAAGCCGTACTTGGTGAGAGGTACGGTAGGAGAATGTAACGTGAAAGGTATAATTTTTTTGTTTTTATATCGCAAAATGGTATCTCAATTTCGTTTTGCGCTTGTCTCTCCTTTTGTTTGTTGGTAGTCAGTTGATGTGATTACCATACTTTGCCAGAATTGCGGAGGTGCCATAGAGGTCAATCCTGACACTTCCCCTAAAAAGAAAGGTGAATGCCCTCACTGTAAAAAGTTGATATTCAAGCGAACTGGAAACGTAGTAGAGTGGTCCACCAAAAAAAAGAAACTAACAGGAAGGCAGAAATTATGGTATACCATAGCAGCTTGTGCGTGCTTCTGCGTGATTTTTTTCGGAATGATTGGCGTTCCTGCTGGCTCTAAGTCACGAGAGATAGATTCTTACTATCCAGAAGAAGATTCTCGATCAAAATGGATTAGAGGAGACATTGTTACCATTGTTAATAGCCCTGTTTTTGGGGAAGAGAAAAAATATTTAGTGGATTCAGGCGTTTTGGCTGATGAAGGAAAGGCCGAGGACTTTCTTCATTTTGCAGAAAGAATGAAGATTAGGGAACATGTGCATGTTTTTAGGGTAGGAGATAAAGCTAGAGTAATAGATGTTTATCCTTTTAGTTTGAGGTTATTACCATTTAATGACACCAAGAAGAGTTTTTGGGTTTACGATTCAGACCGACTAAAAAGAGTTGAAAAATAGGCAGGTTGAGATCAGCATGAAGTTCACTACGGAGCAACTGGAAATGATTCGTCAGGCTGCGGCGTTGAGAGGGAGACTCCGGGAGAATGGTGTGAGCGGGCGATTAAAGCATTAACCGCCGTGTCCACAGCAATGAATGATTATCACCGAAAGGGAGGGGAGAAATAAAGTTTCCCCTTAATTGTTGGGTGTGAAAGGGAGAAAAAGGGGCGTGCTCGTCTCTTCCTTGTTTTTTCTGTTGTGCGTATCCATGATTGATTTCAGAAATACGCCAATAATCTCCGTGCGTGATTTGTCCGTAACGTTGGCTCAAATAGTTGCTTTTCAGAGTCTTCTGGAGATAAAGTGACTCACACGGAAATAAATTCTGGTGTTTTAGGCGGTAGTGTCGTATGTACAATGTGTTTACAGTTAGGGCATGGAATGAGATGTAAAGTAACGGATTTGTAAAAAGGATAATTAGAATATTTTTCTTCATTTTTGACAAATAAATTTTATTCTAACCGTAAATGTCTAACCCATCATTCATCTACAAATATCTTACTCCTGAAGCTGCTCTTGCTGTTCTAGGGTCTCAAAATCTTCGTTTTTCGAAGTACACATCGTTTAACGATTGCTTTGAATGTTGGTTTACTATTTTGCCTCCATCAGAGATAGAATTACGTAATTATGTGAGTGAAAAATTAGATAATATTTATAACCTAAAAAAATTCTACATAGATTACCTTTTATCATTAAAAAATGGTGAAAGAATGTTTAGACAACAAGCTGAATTATATAGAAATAAAGGAGACAATAAAAAAGCGAATAGTTTTGAGATGGGAATAGAAGTCCAATTCAGAAGTCAACTTACATTATATGACTACGATGTAGAAAATTTAACGGATGAAATATTTTTTGAATTTTTCAAAAATAATGAGAAAACATTTTATTGTGAATTATTGAATATATTGCAACTAAAATCATCTGAATGGAATTACATTTTTTCCGATTCTATAAAAAATATAAAAACATATATAGGATGCTTTTCAGAAAACAAAGATCATCATTTAATGGTTGGTCATTACACAAATGGAGGAAAAGGACTTATTTTAGAATTTGATTTTCATAAACTATTTTCCGAATTTGATGTATATAGAAAAATACAATATTGTGATACTCCAGAAGCTTATAAATGTATAGATATAATAAAAAACAATGGATTGCCTATAGATTTTATTAAAGATAAAATTATTTTAAAAAAACAAAAAGATTGGAAATACGAAAATGAATGGAGAGTAGTCTATGAAACAAATTCATCAAGTGGTGAATTTGTAGACGTTAAAATTCCGCAAGATTCAATAAAGTCTGTATTATTAGGTCCTTATTCGAGCTTAGGATTTGCTAGAACTGTATTTTTACTGACTAAACAATTTTATCCTACAGCAAAAGTAAAATTATTGATAAGGTCACATAAAAAATATGATTTTATTGAAACAGCTGAAATTGCGGATTTGCACCATTTGGAAGTAATGAAAACTGGGATTTTCTCAAAGTGACATGCGATAGGTAATTTTGCAATGACTGATTAGGAAAGAGCCGAGTGATGAGGAACCTGTGGTTAGTCAAGTATGTAGATCCCGAAAAAAGAAAAGGCAACCAGGAAAACTTTTGAATATAAGGAGAAGGTGGACAAGGGGATCTTGGTTTATGAAATTGAGGTTGAAGAATACGATGTGGAAGAAAGTAGAAAGTCAGATATACCCGCCAGCTTGGGGGAGAAAGTGGTAAGAATTTATGACCACTCTGGAAGGATTATTCCCGGAGAGGTGAAGGTGATCAGGACGGTAAGGGAGGAACGCCGGGGCGCGGAAGTTGTTTTAGTAGGTTTTAAGCGGCCTCTTGCTACAGGGGAAAAGATAAAAGCTCAAGGTGAAAAGGGTAGAAGGGGATGAGAATGATGGAGAAAATCTGGCTGTTTATCAGGGTCGTAAAATAATGATGGGCGTGGCTGGAAGTATACTTTTTTCCCGCTCTGCGTAAATAGTTCTTGCATTTTGGTCTCCGGTAGTATTTACTCCCTTGCGCAGTCCCTGCAAACCTAAAAGTCGCGTTCGTCTAGCGGTCTAGGACTCCCGCCTTTCACGCGGGCAACACGGGTTCGAGTCCCGTACGCGATGCCACTTTCTTTATTTCTTCCGGCATCATGAGCAGTTCATGATGCCTTTTTTGTGTCTTTGCGTCGCGATCAATAAAAAACCCATGGTGGAAACCATGGGTTAAGTATGTTTTTATGAGCTAGCAATATTATATTTTGGCAGCAGCCGGACAGAGAGTAAGAATTTTGTTTTTATTTGATTCAATGGTTGAAGCTGTTTCTCTATGGATAAGGCCTAGAGAAATAAGCTTGTTAATATCTCGTTGAAGGCATTTTTGCGTTTTACCTCGATAATAGAGAAAGAGTGCTGGAGGTAGAGTGTCCAGAGTAATTTTTTGTGGAGAAGTCCAGGTGTTGATATATAAAGCCAAAGCCCGTTGTCTTTTGTTTGCGGATGTGTGAGGTTGTGAATCAAAAATTTCATAAGTGAATTGATTCCACATGATATCATATTGAGAGTTTTGAATTAGTAAAATCTGCTCACGTATGCCGTCAAGATAGCCTCTGAGCGCATAAGATAGAAATGGTTGCAGAGGGTAATGATTTTGGTGATCTTTACTGAGTCGGTTGAGTTGCTCGTAATATGCCTCTCTTGTTTTATTGTAGTGGTCACTAAGGAGGTGCGCAGATGGTGCAGGTATTCCAGCTTTTAGCATAAAATAAAGCTCTACGAGCCGCGCAGTACGTCCATTACCGTCTCCAAATGGGTGTATCCATGCAAGATAAATGTGAGCTACAACAGCCTGAATGATGCCAAAAGGAATATTATAGTCTTTATGAGTGGCTTGAAATTCTGAAGAATTAAGCCAGTCTACTAATCTATTTAGAAGAGCAGGGCATTCGCGTGCTGGAGCCCCGCGATAAACACGACCGACAATGACGGAGTGTGTGCGAATAGTTCCCGGAATAACGTCTTCCTTTTCCGGTAAATCTTTGAGAACGATGGAATTAAATTCAAGTATCTTTTCTGTAGTAAGAGGCGGGAGTTCTTTATGAGTTTCTAGCTCCATTAAAATTCCGTTGCAGGCTTCAAGAATATTTTTTACTTCTTGCTCTAAATAATTCTGCGACTCTGGAGCATGTCGCTTTTTTTCAATGATGTCTTCAATTAATTGTTCATCTAGGGTGTTTCCTTCGATAGCAGTAGTTGCTTTAATGCCTTTGGTGAGATAGATGAGGTTTAGTTCTTTTCTAAGGGAGGGTAGGAGGGGGGTATTGCGCAAATGATCGGTTTTAGATGCGGCTTCTCCAAAGTGAAAAGCCAAGCCATCTATAATATTTGGCGGAAGGGAGAAGGTGAGCCATGGATGAGTTTTTTTGTATTCCATACGGGGCATTCTGTATAGTATTTGTTGGTGTAGTCAATAGAAAAGTCATGCATAAACATAATATTTTTATTATTAATGTTATATTGTGTAATAAATGCCACTTTTTTTTCTAAAATGTCCTCATAATTTTTCTAAAATGTCCATTTATCCGTGCATTTTTCATAGATAATCCCTATCTATTTTCAGCCAGGCTTTGTCCTTGTCTGCTCCTAGGACGTTTTCACACTTTCATTTTGGATTTGGGAGGCGTCGTTCCTGTCCGGAAACGGCGCGCTTTTGTGCGGATTGAAAGGGGGCGTGGGGTTTTGAAGAGTGCTTCGCAAGGCGGAACATGCCGGAGCGGGGGCAGATAACGGCGCGTTTTTGAAACGTGGTCAAGGATGACGGCGCAGGGAATAAGCGGTTGATGATAAGGTGAATATGTATCTTATAGCGTACTTGCGTACTTATTACCGGATAATAACGGATAGAAGAATGATATATAAAAAGATTCCGAAAAGAAAACACGGGTCAAGGGCGCAAACGGCACGCAGGGCAAGGCCGGCATGGGGAAGGCAGGGCCGCCATGCGGGCGTATGATGGCAGGCGCCGGGAGGGGGGGCGGCAAGGAATCTTTTAATTGAGGGGCCCTGATCGCGGAGTTCGGCGGACACAGGGAAAAGCGGGAGTGTTCATGAAGGGATTTTTTTTGCGCACCATGAAGGGGGATGGCCGTGTTTTTGTTCGCATGGGCCTGCGGTTTTTTCGCAAAAGCGGACGGATGGCGGCGTTTTTTTCGTCTTCCGGGCGGCGGACGGGGGAAAGCGGCTGATTTGGAGGGCTTTTTTTCGTTTTTGAAAATTTCGCTTAATAGTAGAGGGAGCGAAGTCATGAAACAGAAGAGAGACAGAGTAAACGGCGCGTTGAAGAAGGCTTTCGCGGAGAAGAATGGAAAGTCTTTGCGTTGGGCGCAGATAGAAGCGGCCAAGGATTCCCCGGCATGGAGGGCTTTTCTGGCGGCGCAGTTTCCGCCGTCCTCCGCGGAAGCGGCCGGAGGCGGCGGAGAGGGCGCGCCCATGGGCGGAGCGTCCGATTTGGCGCGGGCCGGGGAGGCGAAGGAAAGCGCATGGCAGATTTTGAAGAGGATGGAAACGCAACTGGAAACGGCCGCCCGGTCCGGTGACGTGGGGCTGATTGCGTCGTTCACCCGTGCCGTGCGCGAAGCGCGCGCGAATTGGGAGCGGGCCGGACTGCATGAGCAGAGGCTTCAGGAGGCGGCCGGAAGTCTGGTGCCGGTCCACGTGTTTCACGAGATGCGGACGCGGGGCGTTGCGCCGCTGGCGGAGCTGATGGCGCAGCAGAGGGATTTTATTGGTTCCCGGCTGGAGGCGGCCGGGCGGCCGCGTTTTTATGAAGCCTGGGACGAATGGGCGCGGGAGTGGAACAGGAAGATTGATGACCTGAACGCGGAAATAAACGGATTGTTGAATCATGTTTAGCAAGTTGAAGATTCATGAGAAGCCGGGCGTGGTGGAGTGGGCGGAAAGATGCCTGGTCTTGCCGCGGGAGACTTCACCGAACGCGCCGGGGCGGTTTTCCACGGCGCGCATGCCGTATATGCGGGAGCCGCTGGAAAGTATCAGGGAAGAGGGGTTGCAGCATATTTACTGGTGCTTCGGCACGCAGTCCGGCAAGACGGTTTCGCTGTTGATTGCGGCGGCGTATTTTATTGACAATGACCCTGCGCCCATGTTGTGGGCGTTGCCTACGGAAATTCTTGCCAGGTCGTTTTCACGGGCGCGGCTCCAGCCGCTTATATCCAAGAATGAAGTGCTGGCGCGGCATAAGCGGCGTGACCCTGACGCCTTCACGGCGGCGGAAATGCGCCTGGATTCCATGGAGCTTTACATGGTGGGCGTATCGGAGCCGGGCAATTTGTCCAGCAGGCCCATTATGCGCTGCGTGATGGACGAGGAAGCGAAGTATAAGCATGAGAATAAGGAAGAAGCGCACCCGGTGGACCTGATTGAAGAGCGCGCGAAGGGGTTTCACCGGTATCAGATTCTGCATGCGTCCACGCCTTCTTCTGAAGATTCTTATTTCTGGCAGAATTTTATTACCACGGACATGAGGAAGTTTTATGTGCCGTGTCCGCGCTGCGGGGAAATGATGCCCCTGGAGTTTAGCCGGAATACGGTGCAATGGGAAAGGCGGGAGGATCTGGAAGGGGATGCGCTGGCGGATTGGGTGCAGGATCATACGTTTTACGTGTGCCCGCATTGCGAGGGCCGGGTGGAGGATTGGGAGAAGATTGGGATGATGGAAAAGGGGGAGTGGCGGCCGACGAATCCGAACGCCTCCCGCGCGCGGCGGGGGTATCACCTGAATTCCCTTTATTCCCCGTTTGTGACATGGGGGCAGATGGCGCGGAAGTTCATCGTGGCTCAAAATGACCTGTTCCGGCAGGTGGCCCTGCACAATTTCCGGAACGGCTGGGAGGCGTTGCCGTTTACGCAGTATGAAATCAAGGTGGGGGATGACAGCGTGCGGGGGCTGCGCGGTGTGTGCCGGCGCGGAGAGTTGCCGCGGCATTATTATTATCTGGTAGTGTCCTATGACCCCGGCCAGAATCAAACTCACTGGGTGGCGCAGGCGATAGGGCGCGGCGGGGAAACATGGGTGGTTGATTGGGGAACCCTGCTGGGCATCAGCACGACGGACGCGACGCCGGGCATAGGGGCCCATTTTGAAAGCCTGGAGTGGGGCGGGGTGCGTCCGGATTTTGGGCTGATTGATTCCGGGGATTGGGCGCAGAAGGTTTATGACGAGTGCTATAAGTATTACGGCAAGCTATGGCCTACGAAGGGGAGCGGCGCAAATTTCGGGAGCTGGAATGTTAGTGAAGTGAAGTCGCATCCGGGGCTGGAGCTTTATTTGTACGTGGACCGCACCGCCAAAATGGAGCTTTACGCGGGGCGCATCCAGAAAGGGGCGGCTCCGGCCCTGCATTTGCCGGAAGATGCGGATCAGGATTTGCTGGCCGGATTGTCCGGGCAGCAGCTTGAGAAGCCAAGGGGCGGCGGCCTGGCGCAATGGCGGAAGTTGCCGAATGACCATTATGGAGACTGCGTAAAAATCGGGCAGGTGTCCTGGTGGGTGCGGCGCGGGGATTTTTACGCGGAAGAAATGAACGCGATTGAAGAAAGGAAGCAGAATGAGGGAGTACCGGAAGAATGACGTGCTGGAGAGGCTGAAGGCGGCTTTGGAAGCAGGGCTGTATAAGGCGCGGCTTCTGAAAAAGCATGGGCTACCTCCGGATACGCCGGCGCGGCTGTTGGAGGGGGAATGGCTGCACCCTGAATGCGCGGGGCTGAATGCGGCGTGGAAAGATTTTTGGGATAAGCGGCAGGCGTTTTTCTGGACGTTGAAACAGTACCACGCGGAGCGGGGCCGGGAGGTTCCGAAATTGGTGAAGGTTCTTTTTGATGCGTTCGTAGAACGGTTGTCGCTGGCGTTTGATGAAGAGGCGTTGAGGGCGGCTTTTCAGGATGTGCTGGAACAGGTGGAGCAGTCTGTTACGGATGATGTGCAAATGGAGTTTAATTTTTAAAGAATGTTATTCTCCGTTTTCTTTAAGCTTTTTTAAAAAATCTTCGTGTTCATCCGAAATGACTTCAAAAGTATCGCTCGTTGGTTTGACCCTGCTGACATTTATTTGATCATGATAAGAAGTTTCATCGCTATAGGTGATTTTTATACCATTTTTTTCTCCTAAAGTAAGGACGTTGACGCGTGATTGCGTCAATCCTTCAGGATAAGGGCAGTTCATCCCCAACATAATACTTTTTATATACGGATTGAATCCTCTCACAAATATTAAATTATCTTCTACTTCTGTAGGAAATAAAGTTGGGATAATAATACGTTGTTCCTGTTCATATCCCCAGGATTCATCTTTTGTAATAAAAACAGGATTTATTCTGAATTTTACTTGATTCCCAAATGCAGTATATCCTGATAAAAGTCCATCGAATTTGACACGTTCTTTCTGATAGCGAACATCCCATAATATAACATGATTAGTTATTTTTTTTGTTTCTCGGTCTTGTATGCTAGAGAAGCATTCTCCTTCATGTTTTACCTTCAATTTCCTATATTTATAGGGATACTCTTCTTTAGGATCTGATATTATATTGTAGCTTTTTTGTTCCGGGAGCGAGGGAAATCTGAAATGCACACAGCATCCTTTATGGTTATCAGCATAGTGTGCCCACATGGTGGGTGTTTTATAGGTTTTGGTAAAGCTCAGGAAGCCGTATTCCTTGCGCAAATGATTGCTATCGAAAGAGGTATGTCCGTCTGGCAATTTTGTTGGCGGGGCTGACATGAATTCGAATGGATCATTGCATTCTTCCGGGAAAAGGACTTTGAGGCGTCCCTTTTCCAATGCCTTAAGCATGTTCTCATAGGTCATGAAGATGTAGGCATCAATGTATTCTATATTTTCTTCCGTCATGGGAATATATGGAAAGATATGTGAGAAAGGAAGTCAATGACATTCGGGAGTTGTGGCGGATGATAGCGGGCTTTGAAAAAGCTCCTGAAGGGTATGAATCCCATTGTACAGGCTTATGTGGAAAATTATGATTTGCCGGATTTGCAGGGAATGCTGCGGGAAAAGCTGGCGATTCTGGAAGGGCGCAAGGAAATAACCGGGGCCTCCACAGGCGGCGGAACGTCCTACACCGCGCAGGAGACCATGAATTTAAAGGACCATATAGCCTGCTTGCAGGAGGCGATCACGGTCAAGAAGATGGAGGAAGGGGATTTTTCCGGCCTGGCCGCCGCGGATGACGGAGTGCGGGAAGTGCGGTTTGACCATACCATAACACGCTTTTGACTATGGGCAGGAACAGAAGGAACGTGTATGCCGGGGCGCGCCGCGGTCATGGCGCGCGGGTGAAGATGAACCGGGAACCGGAAACGGCGCGGAGGGAGATGTGGGGAGGGTATGCGGCCGCGTTGCAGTTCGGGGGCTCCAGCGTGTTGTACTGGCCGACGCTGGACAGCCGGTTTGAAGTGGATTCCTGGACGCTGGATCGGGTTTGGCGGAATGCGCGGAATCTGGAAGCGAATTCCGGGCTTGCCGGGAAGGCCGTGGCGGATGTGGTGGAGTTGCTGGGCTGGCTGGTGCCCCATGCCTGCACGGGTGATGAAGACTGGAACCATGAGGCGGACCAGATTTTTATGAATCGTGCCGTGAATCCGGAATTGTTTGACGCCCGCGGAGAGCTGAATTTTTTTACGGCTCAAATTTGGAGCGAGCGGCAGCGCGTGATTGACGGCGATATGCTGACGGTACTGACCAGCGGGCCGGATGACGGCGGGGCGTTCGCGTTTTACGAGGCTCCGCAAGTGCAATCTCCGGCTGATGGGGGGAAGGCGTGGAATTGCGGCGTGATGCGGGACAAAAACGGGAGGACGGCGGCTTACGGGCTGCGGCATCCGGACAAGGGGGAGGTGACGGTGATTCCGGCCCGTGATGCTATTTTGTACCGGCACAACATGGGCGGCGGAAAGCCGCGCGGCTTGTCCGATTTGCACCGCGCTATCCGGAATTTGCATGATGAGGCGGATATTGTGGGGTATGTCAAGCAGTCTGCCAAGCTGGCCGCCTCCGTTGGGCTGGTGGAAACGGGGGACGCGGAGAAACGGCCGGGCATGGGGACCGTGGGCAAGGTGTCCGTGGGGCCGGACGGGCGCAGGGTGGAGCAGGTGTTGGGTGGGCCTACTGTCCACCAGCTTCCGCCCGGCCGGGATTTGAAGGTGCTGACGGATAACAGGCCGTCTCCTAATGTGATGGCGTTGCTAAAGCATTTGATGGATGAAGTTGCCTATGGTATCGGGCTTTCCCCTGCGTTGCTGTGGGAGCCTGATAAGCTGGGGTCAGGCGGCATCCGGTTTGTGATGCAGAAGCTGAAGCGTTGGCTGAAAATCAGGCATGCCTACAGGCAAATGTGGTGCGTGCGGGTGTGGCGTTTCATGCTGGCGCGGGAAATGGCCCTGGGGCGGCTGCGCTTGTGCGGGGATCCGCATTGGGTGCGGTGCCTGTGGACGCCCATGAGCGACATGACTATTGACCTGGGTCGGGAAGGGAATCTGATGATTAACCTGGTGGATTCCGCGCTGGCGGATCAGGATGGCTGGTGCCTTGCCAATTACGGATGCACGTTCGAGGAAATTGTGAAGAATAAGATCCGGAATTTGAAGATGGCCAAGGAGGCGTGCGCCCGGAACGGACTGACCCTGCAAGAGGTGATTCCGGGAGCGAACCGCGGCGGGGTAGCCGCGGCGGCGGAGAGGCCGGAAGATGAAGAGCCGGGAATGGGCGGGGGGCCGGAAGAAGATGGTTTGCATCCCCATGAATAGCATTTTGAAAAAGCTCCTGAAGAGTACAGAACAGTAACAAGTGATGAATAAGATTGTTTGCGCGCAAATGGCGGCACGGCTGGAAGGCGGTGCCGGTGAACAGAAAAAAACGGGCATGCTTGCCTTTTCCCGCATCATGGAGGCGGAAGAGAAGGTAGGGGTGGCTACCATTTCCGGTTATATCGGTTACGGCAATGCTACGGTTGACGAATTTACGAAGCACCTCGAAGAGCTGAAGGCGGAGGGATGCACCAGATTTGAAGTCATCCTGAATTCCATGGGCGGAAATTTGTTTGAGGCATCCGGGATTTACGACATTATCAAGGGGTGCGGGATGGAGGTGACGGCCAAAATTTACGGGGTGGCCGCTTCCGCCGCTACGCTGATTGCCTGTGCGGCGGCCCGTGTGCTGATTTCGGAGAATTCCCGTTATATGGTCCACCGGGCGCGCGGGTGCGCGGCGGGGACGGTGGAAGAGATTGAGGCTTACGCAGCGGATCTGAAGGATGCGGAAGGGCAAGTGACAGGCATTTACGCGGAGCGGACCGGAAAGAGCGCGGAAGACGTGATGGCCGTATTGAATGCGGAAACGTGGATGAACGCGGAAACGGCCGTGAAGGAAGGCTGGTGCGACGAAGTGATTTCCCCGTCCGCTGCGGAGTCCGGCCAAAAGGAAACGGCCGCGCAGGGGAAAGAAGAGGACGGCGGCGGGGAAGAGGAAGACCCTGACGAAGAAGAGAAGGGCGGGCCGCCGCAGAATTACACGGTATTGCGCCGCATGATGGCCGCCGTGGGGCTTGCCGGGAAAAACAGCGTGGAGGAACTGGAACGGGAAGTTGCCCGGCTGGTGGCCGAAAACGAAAGGTTGGCGGCGGAAAATGACGGGTTCCGGGGCATGCAGGCGCAGCAGGTCCGCGTGATGCAGGCGCATGAGCGGGAATTTGGGCAGCGTGTGAAGGAGGCCGTTGTGCGGGAAATGGCGGCAATAGGGGTTGCTCCTGGCGGCCTCCCGCCCGCGGAGGGAGCCGCGGAAGAGCCCGGAAAGAAAGAGCCTGCCATGACTAACGAAAAGCTGCGGGAGATGGCCGCGCAGGATGCGCTGGAATGGATTATGGGGCATCCGCAGGAGGCCGCGCGGCTGGCGGAACAGCCGGGAAAATAGGTTTGGGAATTCGCAGATAGATTTTTATTAACAAAAAATAAACATAATAAAAGATGAACAAAAAAACATTGATGAACATTCCGCGGAATGCCGTGATGGAAGGAAATGATGTCGCCTCGCTAAACTGGACCATTGTTTCACAGGCGGCCATTGCCACCCTTGAGGAAGAATTGGCTTCAATCAGCCGGTTTTCTCTAGATGTCTCCGGCGAGTTCAAGACGGACGGCGATTCCGTCAAGGTGGAATTGATTAACGGAGCCGGGGAGGCGTTGAAAAACACGGAAGACTGGAATAAAAGCGATTTGAAGACCAGCTCCGTTTCCGTGACGCTGAACCGTTATTCCCGGCCGGCCGGTTTGTCCTATAAGGAGAGGAAAAGCGGGGTGCAGCTTGCGAATAAGGTGCAAACGCTTGTGCGGACGGTCGCAAAAGCGTTTTGGAAGGACCTGATGGCCGCCATAGCCGCTTCCGAGGCGGAAACGGTGAATATTGGCCCGCGGGCCGGGTTTAAGCCGGAAATGATGGCGGATGTGATTTGGCCGTCCATGGCTAATGGCGCGGATGCCGTTTATTTGGACCGCATGTATTATTCCAGGCTGATTCCTACGAATGCGCTTGCTCTTAACCTTGCGGACGGGGCTTATTCCATTCCGGGGGGAATTCACTACGTGGAAGGGGTGAACGTGCTTGCCGGGAATGCCGGGGTTGGTTTTGCGACGCGGCCGGACGCGCTGGCCGTTGCCGTCCGTCTTCCGAACATTGATCCGAAGCTGAATTTGGAAACGCAGGTGGTAGAATCTCCTAAGCTGGGGATTTCCCTGCTGCTGAAGTGCTGGCCTGACCAGGGGACGGAAACGGTTTACATTTCCGCGGAGCTTTTGGCCGGCGTGGCGGTGGGCAACAAGAATCATTTGCGACAGCTTTCCGGCGCGGCTCTGGAGACGGCGGCGGAAGATGAAAGCATTGAGGACGGCGTGGGGGAAGAAACAGGGCCGACTGAAGAAACAGGGCCGACTGAAGAAGAAGGGGCCTGACGGGTTTTTGGCGGAATCATAGGGTAAAAGAGAGCAAAGGACCGGCGCGCGGGGTGTCAATTCCGTGCGCCGGTTTTTATTGAACGAAGATGAGTTTATCGGGAGAAATAAAAAAATTGCTGGACCTTGGGGATCATGAGCAGGAAGAAGCCTGGGGGGAGCGCGTGACGGTGGACGGCCAGGAGTGCCGGGGCGTTTTTGCGCCGCTGGAAGGCTGGTATGAGGTGGAGCTTGGCGGCCGGGTGTGCAAGGTGCAAACGTCCCTGCGCGTGCGGCGAAGAGCATTGAAGGGCGTTCCTGCGGCCGGGCGGAAGGTGGTGGCGGTCCGGAGCGGACGGGCCTTCCGCATTGCGCGGGTACGGGATTGGGCCGGAGACGTGGCCCTGGTGCTGGAGTTGTCCGAAGTGTAGCCGGTGAATATGGCGCAAGTCAGGTATAAAGTGGATATTTCCCGTGTGCTGAAAAGGCTGGCGGAGGTGAAGAAAGTGGGGGCTGACGGCATCAGGGAATTGACCCTTGAATATGCCAAGAGGGCCGCAAGCAAGGCCATACGCACCACGCCGCCAAACAGCCTGAAGAATGGCGGAAACGGAAAAAGAACGCTGGAGGAACATATTGCGCGGGATATTGGCGGGGATCCGCTGGAAACGGATGTGCGGTTGAAGCGCGGTGAGGATGGGAGGCCGGTGCCCTATGCTTACCCCCGGAAGAAGCGCGGCGGGGTGTTGCTGGGGGTGCGCGGGAAGAAGTTTAAGGGCATGGCCACCGTGTCCGCGGATGCCTTTTTGCGGAGCCATACCCTGTTGAAAATGGGCCGAAAAAGCAGCGTGCGCGTGCTGAAGGGCGGCGGCCTGATGTCTCCGGGAGTGGCGCAGGCGGGAGACGTGCGAAGGGCTTTGGCGGAGCGGCGGCGGCACGTGGGGAGGATGGCGGCCGGGTGGCTGCGGGGCGCGCAGGTGGCCGGGCTGAAGAAAGTGCCCGCGTGGATCGCGCGGCACGCCTCCCATTATGACGGCGCGGCGTCTTTGACGGTTCAGGGCGGCCGGGTGCGGTTTGAGATGGAGAATTGCCCGCAATATCCGGACCGGGGGCAGCTTTCCCGCGTGGCGGCGTATGCGCTGAATTCTGCGGGCCGGGATATGCGGAAGGTTATTAAGGGGTATGTGGCAAAGTTGAAAAAGGAACTTAATTCATGATGACACAGACAGATTGTTTGATTAAGGCGGTGATTGCGTGCCTGGAGGCGCGTTTTCAGGAAGACAGGGGGGACCCGGCGCGGGGGATTCCGGACGGGTTTCCGGTGCCGTTGAAAATGGCGGTGGACGAAGACCGGGAAGGGAAGGAATACGCGTTGTTCCAAGTAGCGGAAATGGAGGAAATTGTGGCCGGGTACAGAACGTATCACGCCGGAATATCCGTGGATCTGCATTTGGACGCCAATGACCGGACGGCGGATGAAATACGGATGATGCAGGCATGGGCGGAAGAGCGGCTGAAGGAAGTGGACTGCGCCGGGCTGAATGCCGTGGAGAGTACGCGGCCCTATCGGAATTTCCTGGTTATTGGCAAGGTGAGGCTGGGGCCCGCGCAGGATGCGGCGGCGGAGGAAGGCGCGTTTGCGGTGACGTGGAAAATGACGGTGCCCGTGCAGTTTTGAAAAAGCTCCTGAAGGGTAGATAGATGAACTTTAACACGAAAGGAATTTGATTATGCCTGCACATATTGGAGATGTCCCGAAGCACGGGATTGACGAACCGGAAAAAGGAATTTTTGTTGAGTCGATCGACTTTGACGGCCAACAGGAAATCTATGAACAAAAGGATAACAGGGGGAAAAAGTGCGGAGTGCTTATCATTGATGAAGAGCTTTCCTTTTCCATGTCCGGCGCAATCCTTACCACGGGGGCGGCGTCGTTGAAAATGGGAGCGTCTTTGACCCTTGCCAATGAAATTCCTGATATTTGGAATGAAACTCCTTCCGCCACTACCGTTTTCCTGAAGGGCGTCAAGCACAACCTGAAGAATACGGACGCGCAGAAGATGGACGTGAGCGGAACTGTTTATGGGTTCGGGGCCGCCTCCGATTCCTGAAGCCTGAATAAAAAAGTCAGATAGTAAGATTGATGAATGCCGCAGACAATAAAAAATTGGAAAGTGATGTGGTAGTTTTTACTGAAAACGCATCCAGATACGAAACGGAAAACACCATGCTTGCCGCGTTGCTGCTGACGCTGGGAGTAAACATGAAATGCACGTCCGGAAGCGTGCTGATAGGCAGCGGCGCGCGCCTTTCCGCGCCGGGCGGGGTAATTACCTGGCAATTTGAGCCGAAAAGCGAAGACGGAAGGTTTAGGACGGAGGAAGTAATCAAGCTTTTCGGGGATAAGAATTGGCTGACTGACCCGGAAAATGAAAGCCCGCTGGCTTACGTGGCGTGCGCGTTCCACAATTACAAGCGGTTATTGGATTTTGTGAAAAGCCAGGTGCCGCTTGCCGTCATCCGCAAGGGGAAAAGGAAGGCCCTGGTGCGGTTGGATGCGGATCCGTATTGGCAGGGCGTGGCGGAGGGTTTTCTTGGCGGCCGGCCTTTAATCTAACTTAATTGACAACCAAAAAAGCAAGAAAGATGGAACTACAGGAACAGGAAAGGCGCGTCCTGACGGAAGCGGCGTTGATCGGGGGAAATGAATTCCGCTGGAAGAACTACCGGTTGCGGTGCATGACCCTGGGAAGCATGTTGCAGTTGCAGCGCATCGGAAATCCTTACTGCCGGCTGGGAGAAATTAACCTGGGCCCGGATGAAAACGGGCGGCATCCGTCCATGTGGGAAGCCCTGGGCGTAACCGACCAGGCGCAAATTGTCTATTATCTGGCGGAATTCCTGTGGGTTCACATGGGGGACCGGGAGGAAGTCAGGGAAGGGGTTTTTGCGCCGGAGGAAGAACGGCGCGTTCTGGTGGAAGCGGCGGCCATGAACATTCCCGGCCGGGATTTGGTGGAACTGGAATGCGCCGTGCTGGGGGATGTAGAAGTGATTCAGGCGGGGATGGTGATTCCGGAGGCGGAAGGGGAGGATGAAGAGGACCCTTTAGGGCGTGGCCGTCCTGGGGCGCGGCCATGCTGATGACGGTGGCGCGTGTGACGGGCTGGCCGGAACGGGAAATTCTGTGGGAAATTCCGCTGGCGCGGCTGGTGCAGTACGTGCATGCGGTCTGGAGCTATGACGCGACGCCGTGCCGGTGGAGCTGCTACACGGAACCCTCCGGGCATGTGGGGGACGTGCTGGAGCAGGCCCGGGAAGCGTGGAGGGAACAGATAGAGCAACTGGAATAGTCCGGTTGCTCTACTTTTTGGCAGGGGTGGAGGTGCCGTGGAAAAGCAGGTAGAGCAGTACGAGGACAAAGGCAATAATCCACGGAGTGCCATGGTACAGGATGGCAAGCGATACCCCCGCAAGAAAGGCAACGGCAAGAATTCTTTTCAGGACGTAAAAAATGAAGTCCATAGGTTAAATTTAGAACATTTACAATAATAGTCAACGGAAAACGATTATGAGCGAAGGGGCAACTATTAAAATTGACGGGGACGCTTCCGGCTTTATTGCCGCAACGGAGGAAAGCAGGAAAGCGGCAAGCGGCATGTCCGAAGCCTTACAGGGGGCCGTGGGCGGAAGCACGGGGGAGGCCGTGAAGGGGCTGAAGGGCATGGATCAGGAGGGCCGGAAGGCGTGTAAACGGCTGAATGCCGGTCTTATCAATATGAGTGCCACCATTACGGGGGTAGGGGCCGCCATTAACGGCCTGCGTGCAGGCTGGGGCAAGTTTTCCGCCATGCTGGCGGGCGGGGATGACCTGGAGAGAGTAACCCGGCGCATGGAGGCATTCACGGGCGGCGCGTCAAGCGCGGCGGAAGCGGCGCGGGATGTGGTGGATTTTGCTGATACGCCGCCGTTCGGGCTGGCGGAAACGCAACGGGCGGCGCAGTTGCTTCTTGGGTGCGGCGTCAGGGCGAGCGAGTTAAAAAGCACATTGGAGTCGCTGGGCAATGTGGCTGCGGGCGGCGGAATGAGTTTGGAGCAAATAGGCATCCGTCTTTCCAAAGCTTTCCAAACGGGCCGCGTAACTATGGAAGTTTTGGAACCGCTAATGAATAGCGGTATTAACGTCATGGGCGTGCTGGGTCAGCGAACAGGAAAGACCAGGGCGGAATTGAATAAGATGATGACAACCGGAAAACTTGGTTTCCGGGATTTGATGGGGGCTTTAGTTTCCATGGGATCTGCCGGAGGACAGTTTGAGGGAGCCATGGAGAAAAATACGCAGGATATAGAGAGCAGAGTGGAGGCCCTGAAAGGCAAGGTTGGAGCGTTGAGCCGTATTTTTGCGGAACCGGTAACAAGCGGCATCAAGGATGCCATGGACTCCATAGGCGCGTCATGGGCCGGTCATGGGCCGGAGGTGGAGCGCGGCTTGAGGAAAACGGGCGAATTGCTGGGGGGGATTGTGAAAGCGGCCGCGCCTATCGTTTCCGCAGTAGGGGGCGGCCTGGCTTCAGTAGCCGCGGGAGGCGGCCGGGTTGAAAAGATGATCCGTAGCGGCATTCTGGCTTGGGGGGCGTGGAAGGCTGTAGGCATGGCGGCAAATTCTTCCGTGGGGCGTTCCATTCAGGCGGCGGCCGCGGCTTTCCGGGTGGATTACAACAATGAATTGCGCCTGGCCGGGGGAAATATGAAGAGGTTTGATTCAGCCGTTCGGGCGGTGGGGTTGACCGCGAAACGCACATGGGCGCGCATGGGGGCCGATTTGGCCGGATCCCTGAAGGGGCCGGCCATTATGGCGGCCATTGCGGCTATTTCCTATGCGGTATCGGAGATTTACAGGGCGAACAGGGAGGCAAGTGGTGTTGTCCCTAAAGACGTTCATGACAAAAAGAAGAATTTCAAACGGTCGAATGATGATTTTGATGAACGCTTGTGGAAGATGGCCGGGGAGGCATCCAGCAAGCTGGACGTGGGGCGCGTCATGGATGAATATGACGCTGAAATTAAACGCCTGAAGCGCGAAGAAGAAGACCTGCTGGCGGAAGATCCGCTGGGGAGAATGACGGTTGCGGTGCAGGATAGGCTGGTGCTGTTGCAACGTGAGCGGAAGGAGTTGCAGCAGGTGGCGGAAGCGAACGCGAAAGCGGCGGAGACGCGGGAACGGGCGGCGCAGCGCGGGCAGCAGACGGAAGAGGCACGGAAGAAGACGCTGGAGAAAATCAGGGAAATACAAGATGAATTGTTATCCCTGGATTATGACCGGGCGGAAGAAGAGAGGGAGAGGCGGCGCAGCGGAATGGGGCTGGAGGACCGGAAAAAAGACCTGCTGGGAGGATATGGGAGCATGGAGGGCCTCAAGAAGGCCATTGCGGAGCAGAAAGCCCTGCTGGATGGCGGGGACGCCGTGGACGGCATGTTGAATCTGGAGGGGGTGGAGTCCAGAATTAAGAGCCTGTATGAATTGCTTGGCAAGGTGGAAGAGGTGGATCGTGAAATAGTGGAGCGGAATAAGGAATGGGACAAGGCGGAAGCCAAACACCAGAAGCAGGCCGCCCTGCTGCGCGCGGAAATTCACGGGCAGAAGGATAAGCTGCGCGTGTTGCAGGAGCAGGCGCGCGTGCTGGAGCTGCAAAACCAATATGAGGCGGATGGCATGAGCAAGGCCCGCGCCGGCGCGGCGGCCCGTGAGATAGCCGCCCTGGAGCAGAACCGGAACCGGGCGCAGGCCGGGCGCGAATACCGCCGGCAAATGGCCCTGTTGAAAGCGCAGGCGGAAGGAAACAAGGCGGAAGAGCGGCGGCTGAAGATGGCGGAGCGCATGAAGGAAATTTATGACCAGCAGCGCGGCTTGGGGATAGACAGGAAGACGGCCATGAGGCGTGCCCGCGGCATGGCCGGGTTGGAGGATATGGTGGAGCGGCGGAAGGACCGGAAGGAAGGGAGCGGGCCCATAGCGGACAGTCTGGCGCAGGTGGGCGGCGGGGGCCGCTCCATGATGGGGAGCATGCCGCAACTTACGGAAGCGAGGAAGCAGACAAATTTGCTTCAGCAGATCGTGAAAAACACGGGCGCGGGGCGGAGGGAAACCCTGAAAACGGCGGCCAGGCTGGGATATTGAAATAGCCGCTAAATGATAGAGAGAGAATAATAAATATGGGAAGAAAAATTAACATTAAGAAGCGGGAAACGCATGAAAAGACGCTGGAAATAGAACGGGGGGATGAAGGGGAAGTAAGGGCTGTGGGGAGGATTGTTTACACGGACAATCAGGAGGGCTGGAATACCCGGTGCCCGTCAATAGGGTCCGCTTATCCTGATGATGCCGCTTTGAGGCTCAAAAAGATAAGCATGGAAGGAATGGAGGGGGATATGGTGAGGGTGACGCTCTATTACGAGTTGCCGCGGGAAACGTCTTTTGAATTCGGTGGAGGGGAGGAAGTGGAATATTCCATGGATTATTCCTGCTCTGAACAGCCGTTGCTGACGCATCCGGATTTTCAGGATATAGACGGAGAAGAAAAAGATGCGTTGATGGCTATGGCGTCCGGGGCTTCTCCTAAAGATACGTTTGGGAAAGAGGATAAGGTGATTGAGGATGTTGTGAAATCGGAGGCCGGAAAGAAGGCCATGGAAAAAATGCGTAAAGGGCAGGTTAGTTTTTTGTGTCCCGGCGGGGTGTTTTCCGTAACTTCTACCGTGCAGGCGTTGAGCCTGGCCGGGGTCGGGAAAAAAGGGGCTCCGGGCAGCGGCGCACCCGCAGTAAGCGGAAAATATAATTGGATCAAAGAGGGCGTGAGCGGCCGCAGGACGGGAACCGGGAATTGGCGTCAGACGGTTTCCTGGAGGTTGAGCGGTCCGGATGGCTGGGATTCTGATTTATATTGATTTATGATTAGCTGGCCGTTTTTTAATCAAGGGGAAGAGTTGAGCGCGTCTAAGTTGAGGCGTCTGGTTAAGGGGTGCCGGGAGCTGGAGCAGTTGGCCAAGTCTTGCCGCTTGCAGAACGGGGTTGGTTATACATTTAACCGAGGGCTGGGCGGCACGTCATTAACCATAAGGCCGACGGGGGGGAGGAACAAAGCAGGAGACGGAGAGCCGTTTACGCTGAAGAGGCTGGAAAGGGGGGATGAGGGATATAAGGCGTATTTCTGGCCCGGCATGGTTTTTGAAGTGCATCCGGGAGGCGTGCGGCGCATTAAGCCGGAACTTAACGGGGAGAAGATGGATCAGGCGGAGGAACCGCCTTTTTTGTCCGTGCAGGGAGGGGATAAGGTATTTTTGTATCTTGAGCGGAGCGCGGATAACCATGATTGCATTACGTATGCGGAAGTGACGGCGGAGGAAATAGGGCTGGCTCGCGCGGTTAGAATTTATCTTGGGGAATTCGAGGAAGAAACGGATGAAGCCGGAGAAAAGGTCTTGAAGTATCATGAGGCGTGGAGCGGCCATGTTCATTATGCTCAAAGTTCCCTGAATGAGGGTTGGAGGGTTGTGGTTGATACGGATGAAGAAGGCGCGCCGGATATGGCCTATGTAAAGAAGGGCGATATTTACATAGCCGGGCAACTGGCGCAGCGCGGCGGGGGCACCTGGGAGGTGGCACCGAAAGAAGAGGGGGAAATTTGGCTGGAAGTGAAATGCACCGGGGATGGCGTCATTAAAAGTGCGGAACTGAAAGAAACGAAAGGATCTTCCAAGCCGCTCCAGTATGTAGCGGAACCGGATGATGAAGAAGCCGAAGAGGAATTCACTTATTGCTTCCTTTTGGCGAAGGTGGAGAAGCTTGAAGAACCCTTGCCGGAGGATGGTAATTTGCCGTCTCTGGTATCGGTAAAACAGTATGCCCTGGGAGCGGTTTATTGCGGGGTTGCTCCTGATGAATTGGGGTTGAAAGCCGGGAAGGGGATAGAGATTGTGGATTCAGCGGAAGAGCGGGAAAAAGAAATTGCCGCTCTTATCGAGGATGCAAAGGAACCATCCAGCGGAGATTGTTCCCTGATTTATGAAGAAGAGGAAGGCGCGGGGGAGGGTGAAGAAGGCGGTGAAAAAGGGAACAAGGGAAAACCTTACAAATTCAAACTTTTGTGTGCTTCTGATGATTCTGTGTTGCTCAAAGAAGAAGATGGACGCATTTATTTTTCCGCATCCGGTAAAATGCCGGAAGCGGGGGATGGTCTTGAATATGAAAAGCAGCAGAACGGAGAAGGAATTGAGGAAGAAACTGATATATTAAAAATAAAAATTGATTCTTCCGTAGATTCCAGCGTGGATGATGGCGGGAAATGGCCGGTGAATTTGTCCGTATCTCCAGCCGGGCTAAAGGGGGAATTGGATTTGACTGTGGACACGCAGAAGCATGACGTGGGCGGAGGATATAAAGTGGGCTTGTCTGCGGTGGGCAGGGGTACTTTGTCTTTGGAAGTAACTCCCGGAACTCCGGAAGAATCATTGTCTTTCCGTACTCCACTCCGCCAAAATGGGAAATATGTGGTGCTGGATTATGAATCAAGTTGGTCTGATGCCGTCAACGGTGTGAAGGCAGGCCTGTTTCTGCGGAATAATAAATTGGCTGTGGAGCTGTACGCAGACACGGAGCCGGATGGCTCTGATAATCTTATAAGCGATTCATGGACGGTGTTGGTTTGCGATAGCGACCATGCAATACGCCTGCACCGGGACGAAAACGGGAAAATCTATATCCAGCAGGGGGAATGGATTGTGACTTCCAAAATTTATTCACCGATAAATTGATAAAAATGAACTACGCAATATTCTGTTACAGGGAAGACTATAAATGCCTTGAATTGTGCGTTAAGCAAATTCGGCGGGCGGATTGTAATGCCAGAATTTATTTATTTGATGACGGGGCGCGCCCGTTAGAGCCGGGGCAGATACCCGCGGGGAAGGATGTGAGTTACAAGGTGACGTATTTTCCCCGGCGTGGAAATTTGAATGGTCTGGAATGTGTGCGGGGCATCCTGGGCTGCATGCTGGATATACCGGGCAAAGAGCCTGTGGTGAAGATAGATGCAGATACCTTGCTTATGGATAAAGCTGAAATTGTCCGATCCCTGAAAGAGCGGAACAAGCTTGCCGGGGGTATGCAATGTGCCGAGCCTCTGGCGTGGAGCGGTTGTTGCTACTGGATGACCAGGGCTGCCATGAGGGATGCTCTGGAGCTATTGGCGCAAAGGGAATGGCCGGAGGGGAAGCAGAAGTACCCGGAAGATGTGACGATCTCTCAAATTGTGGCTTATCTCTACGGGAGGGAAGGAGTAGATATGCTGGAGTTCCGCGGAGGGCGTCATTTAATCGGCGTGCGGACATGTGATCCATCCCTGCTGGTCAAGATTGCGGAAATTGCCAAGAGCGGGGTATGTGCCGCTCATTGCGGGCAGATGTCTTTTTACCGGCAATTTCAAGAGCAATATGGGGAGACGCTGCGTGAAGCGTGCGCGCGGGTGATGTGGTGGATATTGCATGCTAGCGGTCCTGATTCCAAGACTTTTGAAAAAGCTCCTGAAGGGTAGGATGGAGCTTTATTTGGATATTGAGAGCGGGATTTTTCGGAACCGCGCGGGTGATGAAAATATGAATTTGTGCGGGGTGCGTCTTGTCCGCAGGCAGGATGTGCCCGTGTCTTTATCCTTTTTGGGGCGTGAGCTTGAGGCCGGGCGCGTTACGTTGGCGGCCTATCATAAAAGGAACGGGCAGTTATTGGCTTACCAGGAAGGGCAAATAACGGGCGGGGCCGTGGAAATGGTGGTTGATTTTGATACACAGGAAATACGGGGGGCGGCCAGGGAAGCGGAGGGCAAAACTATAGAGGCGCGGGTGGCTGTGCTGGTGGAGACGGAGGAAGGGAAAGGTGTTTATCATTCTCTTCCGTTGAATTTCTATCTGGAGCCGGGGTTGATAGGGGATGAGCATTTGCCGAATTCTGCCCGGCCGGAATGGGAAATGATGTATGAAACTGTGGTGAAAAAAGCCGAAGAAACGGAAGGTTATGCAGGTTCCGCTTTGGCCTCCAAAAGGGCTGCCGCCGATTCCGCAGCCGCTGCCGGCACATCCGCAACTAACGCAGCCCGTGACGCTAAGAGTGCCAATGATGCAAAAACGGATGTGGAGTCGCTGGCCGCCACCTGGCCGGAAACGGTCAGCAACGGGGAGAAGAAGATTGTTGAGGCCGGGAGTAAGGCTGTTAATGCTATTCAGGACAAGCAAGCCAATTCTGTTCTTGCCGTGGGGAGAGCACAAAAAACTGCTACGGATAAGATTTCCGGAGCGCAGGCGGACGCCGTTTCCGCCGTTCAGGCGGCGGGAAAGGAAGCGCAAGGAACAATCACGCCCCTTGTCCAACGTGTCGAAACCGCTAAAGAGGCTATAGATCAGGCGGAGGGTCGCATCAATACGGCCGCGACTAATGCCGCGAATTCTGCCACTAGCGCGGGCAACTCTGCAACAGCGGCGGCTAATGCTCTGGCGGCTATTCCGCAGGTGGACGCCGAGGGAAATATGACGCTGGCCGGCAATATTACTGTGATGTCGGCATCCATTAACGGGTCATTTGTCGCAGGGCGGCCGGATGGAACCGTTAGCGCGGGGACTTGTAATCAGATTTACGGCATCACGAGATTTTGGCAGTCCCTTGATGTACGGAGTGGAGGTTGGTGGCGTGGAACAATGATGTATGAAACGGGCATGCTTAACATTGCCCAGGGGGCAAGCCTGAACTGTATTGGACCCGCCACTTTTGCAAGCACACTTAACGCTAATGGCGGCGTCAATATTCCGCTTGCCGTGGGGGCACCGACAGCCACGGGGGTGGTTAATCGCCTATACGCGGCGGGCATGGCCGGAGTGACAGACATTTTTTCCCTCCATTTTTACCTTAATACGGGCAGTATTACAGCCACCGGGACGGCGCAAACTTCTGTTCTTGTCGCTGGGCTGTACGCGCGGGTGAGCGTTCCTGCGAATACGCACAGCACGATCGTTTGTGCTTTTACAGGACCGGCCGGGCAATGGAATTATTCCAGTTTTGCGGGTTTTGCCATTCCCTGGCAATTAACGTCCGCGGGCAAATTGACCGTGGGCATTGGGCGGGGGTCAAGGACGGTGCGGAAAGATTTAACGCTGGATTCTTACAGCATCATTCCCGGTAATGAACTGGCCTATAATACCGGCGAAATTCTGGATATTACGTTTGATAATGCGCGCGATACGGCGCGCGGCGGGTATGTCGTGCGTGTCCGGGAAATATACGCAGCCGAGACCGCGCGGAAGTGGATGGTAAAGACCACAACCAGCTTTATCCCGGCGACGCAAAACGAGCCAATTCCCTATATTGTCAATAAAGTCATTTATCATCAATATGCCCCCCGATCGTACAATGCCGGGGATTATGGGGACGCCTATGGCTCATTGTATTTGCTGACAGGAGGGGGCAGCAGTCAGCAACTTTGGAAAATTGCCGCGGTGCGCGGCGTGGCCACCTTTGAAACGGGCACGGGATTTTCCACGATTGTAACAGACATTCAGGGAATTTCCGGTGGATCTGTCAGCGTGTTTGTTGGGGCGGCGGAGCGCACCAACTACCAGCCCGGCAACGTCAATCCGGTTTATTACGCTCTGGAAGCTTTGGCTGTCAATGCTGTTGAAACCGAAGAAACAGCTGATTTTGAAGATATTAACGTACCTATAGAATGAACAACGCAGAAATACAGATTCAGTTCCCCCGGCCCGGCAACTGGCAGGAATTCACTCTGACGCCCATTTATCAGGACAAGGGCGGTTATCGACCTCCGGCCCGCTTTACGCAGGACGAGATTCCCGCGGACCATGCCCCGGCAATGGCCGCTGTTGTGTCCTCTCTGGTGGAACTGGGCGAGGACTGGCAAGCCGTCCAGGTATGGGCAAGGCTGGGAAAAAATGCCCTGACCCTTGCGGAAGACGGCACCTATACAATGATTGATGCAGTGTCTTTGACCGTTGAGGCCGTCCATGCAGAGACCAAAGGCCGCAGGATTTTTACAGCCTCGGACTACCCGGCTTTTATCATCACGGACCCCGCCGCCGTGGAGTTTTTCAAGCATTTCACTACTAAATAATATGAGCACGAATAAAGAAAAAGTGAGTTGGCTGACTGGTCTCCTGACCGGTTGGGGTATCAAAGAGAGTTGGGCAAAAGTCATCGCCGGAGCTGTGATTGGGGCCCTGGTTGCTGCGGGGCTTCTGACGCAACCCGGCTGCGGTCATTCCGTGGACGTGACGCCGAGCCGCGCCGAGGTATGCAAAGACGGCTCCTGCCTGGTGCTGGAACCGGGGCATATCTCCTACAGTCAGGCCCAGCCGGAAACGGATGTTCCGCCCGTTGTTCAGATCGTACCTTCCAAGAAATAAGGCCATGTGCAAACCCCTCAAGGAATATCTGGGAGTGATCCGCGATTATACGCGTGAGATCGTCACTTTCGGCGGTTTTGTGATAGCCGTGTTCATCTACCTGGATTTCCGCGAGGTGGTGAAGGAACAGGCTACCAACGCGGCCCATACGGCGGAGATCCTGCGGACGATGGATACCCGTCTCCAGCATTTGGAGAATTACCACCAGCAACAGCTTAAACAGCGAGATTAATTCCAACTGTAAAGTTTTTCTTACAAGTTCCAATCATTTAACAATTAAATAATTATATGATTATCAAAGAATATCAGGAATTCAAACCCGTTCAGCGCGCCCTGGGGCTGAAGGCGGATGGGATGCCGGGGCCTAAAACGCTGGCCGCTGTAGCTCTGAAATTGCGCTGTCATGAAATATGGTCCGCGGTCCAGGCCGCCGTGAACGTGACGCCTGACGGCATCCCCGGCCCTGCCACGGCCCGCGGCATTGCCGCCGCCCTGGACATTGCCCTGCCCCGGTCCTGGCCTGACCAGGCAACCGTCCGGGCCGGTCTTTCCATTTTTGGCCGTGCAGGAGATGAAAGCAACCTTGTTTCCGTTGTCCCTCCCTATCCTTTGTATTATGAGGGGCGGCCCGTGAAAACGATCCGCGTGCATCAGGCAATCGCCCAGGACGTTCAGGCGGCCCTGGCGGAAGTCCTGGCCGCGTATGGCCTGGACCGGATCCGCGCGCTTCACCTGGACCAGTATGGCGGATCCTACAATGACCGCAGCACGGCCGGAGGCAAAAGCAAGAGCATGCACGCCTGGGGGATTGCCCTGGACTTTGACCCGGTGCGGAACAGTTATTCCTGCAAAGCCCCCCATGCCGGGCTTTCCCGCCCGGAGTGTGAAGAGTGGTGGCGGATATGGGAAGCCCATGGGGCCGTTTCCCTGGGCCGTGAACGGAATTATGACTGGATGCACCTTCAGTTTGCGCGGCTGTAAAAAAGTAATCTTTTGAGCGTCAAAAAATTACAGATAAAAATATCTTGCGGAAAGTTCCGTTTTTCTGTATATTTGCCGTGCCGGGTTGGTCCCGGAACTAAGAAAGGAGGTGTAATATGTGATAATAGACTGGCATTCAATACAACGGCTGATTGAGCTTTTGATAGTTCTGTTCAGCTGACAAAAAGGCCCCGGCTGCTGGAACAGCCGGGGCCGATTGTTTAGAAGGTGAACATGTGATGTTCGGCAATCAATACGTCCTTACTATGCTCTTTTTGCCGGATTTGTCAAGCGTGCGGTTGTCATGCTGGCGCGGCTAATAAGGCCGCTTTTTTTATCATCGTCAGGATATTTGAAACGTATATTTTTTGCTACGCTTCTTCCCGCGGGAATCCCATTTGACGGTGCGGCCGTCATTTAATTTGAATGTCTTCCCTCCGTAGGTTGAATTAAGAAGGAAGGAAAAGCGTTTGTTGGATGCCTGGGTGAGTTTGTAACGGGGTATCTTGCTTTCATGCCCGTTTTCGTCCGTTTCCGTCACGTATTCCGTACGTGCGTCAATAAGAGATTCAAACGAGTTTCGTTCAATGCAGATTTCTATGATTTCGTCCCACTTGATTTCTCCGTATGTTTCACCGGGCTTCAGGCGTGCCGCCGCCGTTTGAACCAAGTCGCGCATGTCCTGAAGGTTTTGGTCTCCGCCTCCGTATATTTCATCAGGACGTTCCCCGAACGGATCGCCAATGCCAAGCAGGGAGACAATACCCGCAATAATGGATGATGTGCGTTGAAACCCTGCTCTTGTTTTGTCCGGCATGGGCCGTTTTTGCTCTATCCAGTTGCGAACAAACGCATGCAGGCAGGCCAGCAGTTCTGCCCGGTTGCTGGAGTCTTGAATGGTTTCAAGGTCAATGACGCGCTGAACTGTCCGGTCCTGGGGATTGGATTCTGTCAAATTCAAGTCGCATATCAGCAGCCGGGAAGCAAGGTCTGTGTTCCACTCCAGGGAGTTTCCGGTGATGAAGACGGTGGCGCAGTTTTGCTTGGTAACAAGAGATTGCGTATGAAATGGGCGTATGTCTTGGGAGACGGAAGAAATGAAGGATTCTAAACAAGTAGATTGCAGCTTGCCGCGCAGGTTGTCAAAATAGACGTAGGGCGCGCGGGTGTTAAGGATGGTGTTCAAGACGCCCTGAAGCTTTTCGTCGTCATAATACCATGGATGTTTTGCGTTATTGTTGTACGTGATGCCGGTGGCAAGGTCTGCCAATAGTGATTTGCCGGATCTTTGAGAATTGGAGGTATAGACATAACCAAGTCGAGGTGAGGACAAGGGGAGCATGGCGGATGCGTACAGGGCGACGCAGGCGCAGGTATGGACCGCAAATGAGCGGGATGTGGCGGATGTGGCCCGTTCCTGGAGGTCAGAGGAAGACCAGTCCAGAAAGGGGAATTCTTTATGCCAGTTGCGCCAGATAAGCAAGGCTTGCTCCAACGGCATTTCCGTGTCGTAGTCCACGGCGGTTTTCAGGGTGTAGATCTTACTTTCCGGATCATAGCCGCGTTGGTTGAGGTGGTAGGAGCCATTAGGGAGCATGGCCGGGGTGATTTGGTCGTGGATTTTGATCAATTCCGGGATGGCCGTGAGGAATTCCATGGATGAAAGGGTGAGCTTTGCTAGCGGTTCCTTCATGGGCTGGTAAACGAGCGTTGAATCATCTTTGGAGCGGAAAGCGCACGGGCAGATATATTTTTCCGCAGCGGAAATGAAATTGTTGGGGTTAAGGTACACGGTTTTGCCGTCGTCTGTGATATACACAGGAGAGCCGGCCAGATTATAAATAGGGGCATTGGCGCGTTGGAGGGCTATGGCAACACGTTCGCACCATTGGGGGGTTGTCGTGCCATTTTTGGAGGGCATGGTAACTTTGATTCTTCCGTCCGGCGTAAGGTCGTCTCCGGCAGGGGCGGGGCCTGGTTGCTCCAGACCGGCCAGAAATTGCTGAAGATCCGCTCCGGAGGCGTTGGTTAGCAAATTTTGTAATTTGAGAATAAGTTCTTGGGGGGAAGTCATTTTTTGGGGGGGAGTAAGGGGGTGAGAGATTGGAGGGCAGCATTGAGGCCGTAGGTGGTGCAGGCTGCGGCGGCTTGCTGGATCAAGGGCACCGGCCATTCATCCGGCCGGGCAACGATTTCCGCGGCGCGGGTTGTCCAGTCCTGTTCTACGTTGCGGAGCGGAGTGGCGTAGAGTAAGGGGCGCAGGGTAGGGCGCGGGTTGAAATACAAAAGTTCCTGAAGTTTTTCCTGGCCGTTTACGGTGCGATAACAGCCGGGTAGCCGCGGCATGACAAGATGATTTGTGAGGGCCTGGATGTCTGCGCCAATGAGGGCTAAGGCGGGCTTTATCTGGTCCACATACCCGCGCCATTCTTCGTGTGTGGCTGCTTCCAGGCGGAAGAGTACATGCAGAGATCGGGATCCGGAGAAGGTGATGGAGACAATGGGGAGGGGTAGAGTAATGAGTGCCTGGAGCCATTGCTTCACGTCGTCCATTTGATCTGATTCCAGCAAGGCATGACGCCAAGTGAGGACGCATTCTGAAGAGCGGCGGCTTTTTTTCCCGTCCCTGACGCGGAAAAATCCGTCCACGGGCTGCCCCAGGAAGATAATGCCGTCCGGCGCGGCCGTGGGAATGTGTTTGGCCTGGTCTGGCCAAAGGCATTGACCTTGCGTTTTTCGGTCGGCAAAAATGATTGTTTTTTCACCGCGTGCCGTATCAAACAGGGCGCGTAAATACAGATCCGGCGTAACTATGGCCGGATCTGTGGCGGAGATGTTGGCGAGGAAATAGCGGGATAATACTGGAGCCCCTTTTTCCGCCAGGGTGGCAATGACGGAAGAATCAAGCTGCGGGACTGGCGGCGGCCCTGTGGGGGCCTTGGGTGGCGGGTTGTATTTGGCTGGTCCCTTGGCTATGCGTTTAGAGGGGGGCAAGGTAGTCGGTTCCGGTTTTTTGCGTCCTTGGGATTTGTCGGTGCCGTAGTTACCCTTGGGGCGGCGCGCCGCGTCTTCCAACTTGCGCCGGAGTTCCTTTTCATTCCAAGGCGGTTCGCACCGGGCGTTAAATGATAACAGGATAGGCCAGGCTTCATCCAAAGATAGATTGTAGTCGTTTACAAGGATGCGGCATGCGCGGAAGGTTGCCGCATGGCCGCCAGAACCGGAAACAGCCGGTTCCAGGGTATCAATATGTTTTTGTGCGCGGGTGATGGCGTCCAT